TGACACATTGGCAAAAGTATGATATAAATAACTATGGCAAAAGTGCCATACAATCGCAACTATAATCGCAAAAATCGTAAGGAAAATATATGACTAATTCATTCGCAGCACTTAAAAAAGCCCGTTCGTCTTCTTTTGATAAGTTGAATCAGCAACTACAACAAGCCGCCGGCAACAAATCCAACAACAAAGATGAAAACTACTGGAAGCCAGATGTTGACAAAGCCGGAAACGGTTATGCAGTCATTCGGTTCTTGCCTGCACCTGAAGGTGAAGACTTTGCATGGGTAAAGGTTCATGATCACGGTTTCCAAGGTCCTGGTGGTTGGTATATCGAAAACTCGTTGACAACCCTTGGCCAAGATGATCCTGTTTCTGAGTTCAACTCGAAACTATGGAATGCATCATCTGACGATAAAAGCCCTGAGCGTGCACAAGCTCGTGCTCAAAAGCGTCGTACAAACTTTCATGCTAACGTTTACATCGTAAAGGATTCTGCGAATCCACAAAACGAAGGCAAGGTCTTTCTTTACAAGTTTGGTAAGAAGATCATGGAAAAATTGCTTGAGTCGATGAACCCACAGTACGAAGGTGAAACGCCTGTTAACCCATTTGACCTATGGGAAGGCGCTGACTTCAAACTTAAGATCCGCAATTATGAAGGCTACCGTAACTACGATCGCTCTGAGTTTAGCGAGCCTGCACCATTGATGGGTCCTAAAGGTGAAGAGTTTTCTGATGAGCAACTCGAAGCAATCTGGAAGCAAGAGCATTCGTTGAAGGCAATCATTGATCCAAAGAACTTCAAAACTTATGCAGAGCTAAGCGCGAAATTGCATAAGGTCCTAGGTCTCGATGGCAATGCACGAGATGCAATGAAACCTGCTGCTGAAGACACCGATGAAATGGACTTTACACCAAAGTTTAAAGAACGTGCCGCACCAAAAGCTGCAGAGACTGTTGCACCATCGTTTAGCGCATCAAGTGATGACGACGATGATACCTTGGACTTCTTCAAGAATCTTGCAGCTGAAGAATAAGAAAAAGAAAAGGAGCCTACGGGCTCCTTTTTCATATAGGCAATAGACCTATTAGTTTGATGTAAACGGTTGAAATTGGGAGTATGATGATAAAGCGTTCGATGGATTTGAAATTGTATTGATAACAGTAGTTTTTGAAGAATTGTTATTCACAGTACTTCCTCCCACATTTGTCACTGGTGCATTAACTGTATTCGTACTACGCTTTTCTGTTGCAGCTTCAGCTTTGATTTTTTCTGCTTGACGAATAAGCAATCTTTGTCTCGCTGTAATTTCACCAGATTCGACTGTCGGTTGCAATACAGGATCCTGCAGTCTATCAGCTGCAGCGCCTCCAATAAGACTAGAATCACTTTCACCTAGATAAACGCCATCAGGGCCATACATAGGTTCAGTAGTTGAAGGTGTTTCGTCTGGGTTTTCATCTCCAAATCCAAAAAATTCTTTAATGTCTTTGTATGTGTCTGAAAAGTAGTCTGAAATCATTTGAAGAAGATCAGTGACCATTTTAGTAATATCAAATGAATCAAGTACTGCAGCAACACCATCTAACCCAAGACGACTAGCAAGATTTGAAGCTAAATCTTTAACTGCCTCAATCGGTGCAAAAATTAATTCAAAGAACCCTTGGATTCTTTCAGTAATAGTCGACTCACTTGAAAATATTTTTAAGATACTATCAAACTGTTGGCGAATAAGATCAAATACGCCGCCTATAAAACTAGTAAACAACTCAGTGAAACTAAATGAATCAAGCGCTGCTGAAAAATTCTCAAACCCAAGCGCACCTGCAATCCATGATATTATATCCTTGACCAAATCCATCGGAACAGTGAAAAGTGATGTTATGAGTCCGGTAATTCCTCCCTCAAGAGCACCTAAAATACCGCCTTCAGCATAACCATCAAGCACGCCTTTGATGGTATCAAAAGCTGCCATTATTATAGCAAGTGGGTAAAATAGTTTACCGACTAATTTAGCAACAACTCTTACAGTTTTGCCAAATGATCCTATATATTCGCTAACGAGTTTAAATATGCCACCGACCATCTCACTTTTTGTGATAAGTCCCTTTATCACATTAAAAGCTTCGACAAAGGGTTTTGTTATATTACCAATTATACTACCGATCTTAGTAATAATACTAAGAAATTTAGAATCTTTACTAAAATCAAGAATTTGTGAAGCTGCAAATAATCCTGCAAAGAGTGTATTACGTATAGCCTTAAAGCCCTTCATAATGCTTTTGCCAATATCATCGACTACATTAAGAATTTTACTTTGAAGAGCTGCTACAGCCTTTCCAATTAAACCACCACTGAAAAGATTAATTGCTTTAAGCTGAGCTTTCACCATACCTATTGCAGCACCAATTAAACCTGCTGCTAGACCAGAAAGTGATAATAAATCTAACATCTCTGGTTCATCTTTTTTACCGCCAGCGCCTTTAGGTCCTTCAGCACTTTTTCTTACGTTGTCTGCAAGTTTTACATCAGCAAACTGGTTCGCCCGCTTAATATCCTTAATAAGATCTTTGATGTGACTATTCATTGCTGTTAGTTGATCAACTGACATCTTCATAAGCACTGTTTGAGCAGTTACTTGAACGTTAATAAGCTGAAGTATTGCAGTCATACCACCAACGGCATCAGCCTCGCTATCACGAGCTAATTCGCCTTCAGCCTTAATCTTGTCAAGCAGTTCTTTGAATCCAGTAATGGCCACGTTTTATTCCTTTTGTGTTTCAATAAAGTCAATCAACATGCCGAAGTAAATGTCGCGTTCATATGGTAGCAAATTTTCAATTTCACTTATTTGATATTTATGGTGCTGAGCTAATCCAAAAACCATTTGATAATATAGTTTTAAGTTAATATGGCTCAGCATTAGATAAAAAAAGTTTCTAAACCTTCAGCAATAAACGTTTTTTCATGACCTAAATTATTCTTGTATTTCTTTTCATAACGTAATACTGGCATAGTATTAAAGAATTTTTGAATTTTCATAACGATGTCGGACGTTAGCGAATCAAGAAATTCGTTAATTTCTTTAGGGCTAAAATCATTCAGCTTATATACTTCTTCGCCTTCAATCACTGAATCAATACACTCAGTCATGATTTTTACCAATTGATCTGAATTCTTTTCTTCTTCTACCGATACATTTTCAAGATAATCAATTTTTGGGTATCGCATTTGTAACTGAATAGTATCATTATTCTTGATCATTTTAGTATGATCTGGAAACTTTTTCATTTCAATCTCATTCACGTCAATAGTCAATTCAATTGTTTCATCAGTTTCTGGATCTTTGATGTTGAAAGTCACTTCGTTATTCACTGACTTTGCTCGAATGTTTAGCAACAAGTATTGAAGGTCGAACGCAGCAAGAGTATCAACGTCAATATCTTGCAGGCAGTTATTCAAAATTTGCTTGATTGCTAGAATCACTTGCTTTGGATCTTTTGATTCTTGTGCAATCAAAAGAATCTTTTCTTCTTTTACAGTAAAAGGTCGGTATCTTGCTTTCTTTCCAGTCGATGGAATAACAAGCTCGAATAGTGGTAAATCAATTTTAGGTAACGCCATTTATAACTCCATTATAATGCACCAAGAATGGTGTTGATGTTTGTGTAAGAAAGGATAATATCTTGAATGTCTTGCGGACGATCAATTTGTTGAATAGCTTGGGCAAACCCGCTGATAGCGCTAACGTATGATAGAAGACCGTTTGCCCGACTAAAATCTGGGGCAATAGTTTCAAATTCTACAGTTTCGAGAATGATTGAATCGTATTCAAAGTTAACTGGAAGCGTCATAACATCGGCTTGATTTTCCCAAGCCATATCGATTGTCCCGATTGCTGTCGGATACGCCTTATCGAATGTATACTTATAAACCTTTTTTGCGTTATTTTCTGAAAACACGTACAATTCAATTCTAGCTACGTAGTTGTCTCGATATTCAAATTCATTTGGTAGCTTACGATATATGTCTTCTGCGACAACAGTGCCAGTATTGAAGTTGTAAATCGACTGCATCCATTTGTGAAAGTATTTAAGTACACCAAATTCTGCGTCAACCATGAATATTAGCGGTAATGATGATAGACTAAAATCCATAGGTCTTTTTAGTTCTTTACCATAGCCATTCGCCCTAAATCCTACTGTGGTCAACTCAAACGATGGAAGCTGTGCAGATTTGCAGAAGAAAGTGAGTTCGTTTGAACTAATGGCCGAGCCTACTGTATTGTTTAAGGTAGTAGGAATAGTGATAGCACAATAGAAAAGATTGTTTTTTGCTAAACCTCTATTACTAACATGCGCTTTAAAATCGTTGATGTTGAATGCCATGTTTGGTACCTTATACGATAAGTTTCTTAGAATCAGCCCAGACTTTTGTTTTAGTCGCGCCTTGGAATCGTTCTGTTGGAAGAAAGATTGCTATGTCCCATTCAGATGGATACACGTACAGAAATCGAGTTACTACATGATCCCTCAGATAATGCTTAACGCACGGTTTAAAATACTTAAACTTTGCTGCGTTGCTCAAGATGTTGTAGTTCAATCTTAACTTTGTTGTTTCGTCAAAGTGCGTGTTATTTGTGACATCATACAGCGCATCCATTAACTTAGCTCTATATGGCAGTGGCAAATAGTGTAGGTTTAAACCCATGAAACCATTTTCAGTTTTCTTGTATGGAAACACTAAAGGGAATCTATCATAGTACGGCAATGTTGCTTTATGCTTTGGGTTATAGTAATACATGTACATTGAGCCAATCACCTGCCTAGACACAAGTCTCTCAACGTCGCCTTTCATGATAGTGCGCTCATCTACCTTCTTGTATTCTTGAGCTGCATTACGATACCAAGTACGCGCAGCTTCAGTACGTGCAGGAAGTTGACCTTCCCGAACGCCTTTTGCTAATATTGTATCGAATAATTGTGCCATTCTACTTTCCGAAGATTTGTTTTTCTGTCATAATTTGAAATTCCCAACCACGATCTTTGCAGTATTCTCGTGCCGCAATCCATTTTGCCTCGTTAACACCCCACGTTGCAACCTCAGTCAGGTATCGCTTAGTGGCTTTGCCTCTAGCAGTCTGTTGGATTGTTGGCGGCCTTGTTTGGGCTTCTGGTTTAATTTCAATCAGGATCTTTTGTTTCTTTCCATCTGTATTTATCTGTTCTACGTAGACGTCCGGAAAATACCTATGCCATCTGCCATCAATAGGACTTTTGTATGGAATGATATATTCTTCACTGCCCCACTTAAGCACGCTTGGATGGGCGTCTAAATAGGCAAATACTTTGAGTTCCCAACCAGATCGATACACACTTTTAGTTGGGTCACCAATATAATTTTGTGGGTTTTTAGGCTTGAAAAAGCCTTGATAATAAGCCATGAAATTCCATATAAATAATCTAAACACATACTTATTTATAGGATAATCCATGGCATTCGTTAGACCAGCTCAGGACGTCATTAACAGAAATAGAACGGCTTCAAATGCTGCTTCATCTTCGCTTCGTTATCCTTCTGAAGCAACCTCTCATTCGATGATCTTCAACTTTAAAAACTATGTTAATCGTGGCGGAGTAGGAGTTGGAACAATTTCTCAGTCAAACGGCTCGATTGCTTTGCCATTGCCAGTAAACATCGAGGATATTACAGCAGTAAATATCGCGTCAACTGAACTTGGCATCGCAGGTGCAGTAGTCGGTGATGCTGTTGCTGCTATGAATCCGAATAGCGGGCCTACCAGTATAAGTCAAGCTGGCTTAGATGCATTTAATCAATCAAACATAGACCTTGCAGGATTCACTTTGCTTGCTGTAAGAACAGGATTAGCGTCATTAAGTAGTGGAGTTGAGCAAGGTATCGGGGTTGCAACAGGCACTGCAGTTAACCCTCACCAGGCACTTGTTTTCAACGGTGTTGCTTTGAAACAACATACTTTCGATTGGACACTTATTCCAAATAATGAATCTGAATCAGAACAAGTTCGCAACATAATTAAAAAGTTCAAGCAATCAAGCTTGCCTTCTTATGAAGGTTTAAACGTTTCAGGATCAAGTGCACTTAGTCGCGCACTATTTAAATATCCAAACATGGTTGACGTATTTTTTGTTGGTCTTGACCAAAATTATTTCCCGTTGTATAAGACTGCGATGATTGCTGATGTGTCTGTAAACTATACTCCACAAGGTCATGTCGTAGTAAATAAAGGATCTACTGGATCAAGACCTGCTATGGTTGCTCTTCGAGTTACCATGATCGAGGCAGAAATTCACACAAGTGAAGATTATCAGTAAGGAATAATCATGGCCAAATATTTTAGATACTTTCCTACTATCACATACGAAGGTGAAAGAGTTACCGACATCACTCGGCGTGTTAAAATATCAGAAAAACTTCAGGCTGATCCGTATCTATTTTTACCGTACACTGTAACAGGCGATGATAGACCAGAAGATATTGCTCGCCTCTATTACAATGACGTAAATAAAGTGTGGATGATATACTTAGCAAACAACATCATTGATCCATACACCCAATGGCCGCTTTCAAATGAAAAG